TACGTACCAAAATGCGACCATCCGGCTACCGATAGTCCTCGTTCTCTTGGACCACAGGAACTATCCATGCATACACTATTTGCATTCGTTGTCGATCCCCGTCTGCACTCCGAATTGAGCACACCCATCTGACCAGATGAAAAGTTCTTAGGGGTAGGTTTCGGACCACATTTCTTTTGAAATTCCACTACAAGATTAGATCCATGCATTTTAGTAGAATATTCTAAAGATGATTTTGCATTATTTGTTATATCTCTAACAACATTTTGAGAACAACGATCCCATGCATCGGCTGTTGCCGTCATCGGAATAACCATTGCTAAAAGCGCAATTGTATAAATCTTCATATTATTTTATTTTACCTCTTTAATTAAAAATTGTTATTCCTGGTAGGTTTTCCCCACCAGGAACTTGGATGTTACCCTTTTGCTAGTTCCTCTCTTTCCTTAGCTTTCTTAGCTTCATTCTCCTTAAGCGTGTCTATATCCTGAGGGCATTCCACGTTTTGGTTTGTATCACACTTAATACTTTCACCACAAATAGCTGCCCGATTCAGGTTGTCCATTGAGTGGTTTGCGGAGATCACCCATTTAGGCCCCCACACCAGTTTAGTACGCATTTGAGTATGACGTTGTGGATCACCGTAATGTCTCATGTTTTTTAGATGCTGGTGAAAACAGTATCCAATACGATCATTCCTTGTTATTAGCTTAAAAGGCATTATTTCCATTATGAGTTGTTGTGTGCCTCCTGTTCTATCGAAGTTGGTACCGGATAATCCCATGGGGCGAACACCACCCTTCGCAATACTATCAATTACAGGAGTAAGCGCATTGTCAATGAAGTGATTCCATTGTTTATCAGTAAGTCCCCCATTGGTTACTTGCTGAGCTGTAGGTGGATTAGGTAGACATTTCATTGGTGACTCAACACATACTCTTAAGATGCTGTTTCTCCCCCATCGTTCACTACTTCCTGGCACATCCTCCCAGGCTGTTCCTTTGACATTGGTCAACTGTTGACCAGAACTTACCATAGCCTTTGCCTCTTTAACTACAGCATCTGTATCAATGCTCACAAGCTCCTTTAGTTCTTTTTCCATAGCGGCTGTGTCTATTTGAACTTCACCGCAACCGCTAAGTGGCATAACCATTGCTAAAAGCGCAATTGTATAAATCTTCATATTTTTTACCTCTTTTTAATTATTTTCCGATTCGACTTGACGACGAATCTGATTTGCAACGGATGATTGAACTCCATCTGGTGGAAATCCACACTCATCCCATATAGATACTAATCTAGAGTTAGGGTTGAATTTCTTAGCACATGCCTCCCATGTAGCAATGGCTTCTTCGGGTGAATCTGTATAGACACATGCGGTGCAAGCATCGGCCGTTGCCGTCATCGGAATAACCATTGCTAAAAGCGCAATTGTATAAATCTTCATATTATTTTACCTCTTATTGTAAGAGTATTATAACATAAAGTGCAATAAAATTTCAAGCTGCAGCAATTTTGAAGGTGAATTTATCTAAATCGTCTGAATCTATTGCCCAATTTTTCTCTTCATTTAATGTGCATATATTTGATTCAGTAAATTCTTTGCAATGTTTTATAGCGAATTCATCACCATATTCATTTGCAAGAATAGCAACACCAAGTTGATAACATTCAGGAGTTGCACACCCCCAATCAAATGAGTCTATAGTTCCTTCACAAAAGTTCTTAAGATCGGGTCTTGACTTAAGAGGTTTCTTTTCATTATTGGAATATACAAACACCCTTCCAACACAAGCTAATCCAACATATCTATTATCATGAATACCCATTAATTTCTCCTTTCTGATTTAATAGGTTATTTATGCATTATGAAATTACTTTTCTTTGTGTACTTGCCAATCGAACAATATTCGGTGGGACTATTTCTCTACGAATCTCTAACATTGGTTCAACAACACCAAATGAAGGAAGCAATGCCCTAAGTTGATCACTTGTTAATTCCCAACCGAGACGATCATCTACTGTTCTAAAATAACTTGTGGCTAATAACTCATAATTGGCATGCGCAAATAAGTAAACAGTTTCCTGTTCATTATTACCATAATATTCTTCAATTATAAGAGCGAAGGCAAGTTGATTAACCTTTTGTTCCTTACCAGATGGTCCCCAATCAAAGGGAAACATATCATATTCTTTTATACCCTGCTGCCAACTTTCACGGAAATCCATTTTATCAAAGTGCGGATTTAATTTCTCTATGGAATCTTGATCACCAAGATAAACTGATCTACTACAGGCATTTCCCCTATAGTAATCAAATGATACTACTTGTTGTTCATTCGCACACGTCCTGAAAATTGTCATGATATACCCTCCAATGGTACTTTACTATATTTATCCGCTCTTCGGCAATGCTATGACTTTTACAGCGACTTTCATCAATCCAGGCTTCTCTAAACCAATACGACTAGCAACAGAATCAGGAACGGCAATAACATGTTCACTGAAATGAGTTTCCCCCACAATCTCACAAGTAGTCGATTTACTAGCATGCTCAACAACTTTCTCACCAACAGGCTTCCCATTCAAATAAGGCAATGGATTCTCCTTCCTACCCAATACATGAGCATCATATCCACCCTTCTTATTATTGGCAATCTCAAAATGCAAATGAGGACCATTGCTCCTCCCCGTGCTTCCCATTATTCCAATGGTTTGCCCTTTCTTTACCTTCTGCCCAGGCTTCACTTTACATCTACGAAGATGACCATAAAGTGTCGTTTTGGATTGCTTACCATTTACATCTTTATGATTCAATACAATCAATCTTCCAAAAGTACCACCCCATCCAGATTTAGCCACTTCACCATCAAGAGCAGCAACTACTTTACTACCCCTTGTATAATCAACACCCTTATGATTTGGACTACACCCCCTACACCTACGCTTACCAAACCTAGATTCAAGCTTACCACCAGGCAAAGGTTTCGCTATTTTCTCCTTTACTACTACTTTCTCTTTCTTTACTTCATCCTTATCTTTAGCACTTATCATAACCATTGTGCCAACAGGAAGAGTTGCATGTAAACATTCATATCCTCCCGGTCCATCATTATTGAAAATTAATCCATCAAACTCCGCACCCTCCCTTGAAATATTTGTAGCACCAGAAAAAGTGCTTGTTGAAATTACCAAAAATGCTATTGCTATTGCTATATGTCTCTTACTCATTTCTTGCCCCCGGACTTTCTATACATTTCACTAATGGGTTTTTCTTCCCATATCTACTCCCGCCTTTCCCAGGTGTACAATGAACCGTGACTGCAACTTTAGCAATACCATCATGTATCATACTAATATCTTTAGCTGCTCTTCGAGACAAGTCAATAATCCGTCCTTTTGAAAACGGGCCTATATCATTGACACGACAAAATGTGTGCTTACCATTCTTCCTATTCTTCACTTTCAATATACTGTTGAATGTTATACTCTTATGTGCGCACGTGAAAGCATTATTATTAAATATTTCACCACTTGCTGTTTTTCTTCCATGAAACTTCTTATGATAATAGGATGCTTTTCCTGTAAAAGTCTTTCCAATCCCAGGAGTTTTCCCACCAAAAGCACTCCCAGTCATCATAATTATCAGCACCATAACAAAAATTCGCATAAATTCTCCTCCTTTTTAGGCATTCGGGTATTTATAACCAAAAGGGAAATCCCTATATTACACTAAAAATTGAAAAAAATCAACTTTATCCGAAAGACATGGGAAGTGGATCGTCGGTTTCATCATACTCATCAACACTCCAATCACCATCTTCATTAGACCAATCGTCTGCTTTTTGACCATATAATTTATCAAATGCAGACTGATCATAACTAGCTATTTCTTCGATGATACGAGTAATAATAAGTGATGCGGCAATACAATCATCAGTTGATCCACGTTGAGCTTCATATGCACCTTTAGCTCGAATATAAGATTTCAATTCGGAAAGCATTGTTTGTGATCGTATTTTTAGATTGCCTTTTTCAAACATTTCTTTGAAGTTGACACAGGCTTTCATTTTAGATTGTCCTGTTGTTGTCATTCCACGGCGCTTTTTACCTTCCTCATCAACAAGTTCGGCATTTTCTGGTGGAGTTTCATCCGCTTCATAGAGTGCCATTATACCTTCACCAACTCCATTATTTTCAACAGAGAAGAATACAAATGAATTCTTACTACCAACATACTTAATAAGGTTCTTTAAGACAGTGTATATTTGATTAGTGGACATCGTATTTGATCTATATTCAGCAACCTGTATAAGAGAAGGAAACTCATACAATTGAATAACACTAAAGTCTTCACCCGAACCAGTTGCAGGGTCAACTCCCAATAGATAATTTCTTCCCTCGTGCACCGAATCAAAAAAGTCAATATCTTTTATCTTGAATCTTGTTTTGATTTCCTTCATTTCATATGTTATTCGTTCTAACACAAGCGGGTCGATTAAGAGTGCATCTGAAGAAAGGAACTTAGTTTCATACTCTTGGAGCCATTTGCGAACACCAAGTTTTCCAGTCATTGATTTCTTAAACTTCTCGTCTCTTCCTGGTGGGTCAGCCCATCTTACATGCATATGTTTAAACCCGTTAAGGCCGACCTGTGCACCCCGCCACAGCTCTGCGAACAAGTTAGTATCACCATTAGGTGTGGAAGTAATAATGCACCTTCCTCCCTCTGATAGGGTAGGTGCAATGGATGTCCAGAATTCATCTTGTATTTCTGGAGGAACGAATGCAAACTCATCAAGATAGAGGAGTGATATAGAGAAGGAACGTCCTGCTGTTGCTGATGTTGCAACTGATACTATACGTGATTTATTATCGAATGAAATTTCGTGTGCATTATAACCATCATCTAGGACTCCTGGTTTAATCCACATTGGTAGATTTTCGTATTGATATTTTATACGTCTAATAAGTTCCATAGCATTGCTATCTTTATTAGATGCAATAAGAACTGCTTTATCTGTATTGAATATAGTATACCAGAGAAGGTATGCTGCAACGGTTGTTGTTTTACCTGTCTGACGAGCAGACAATATAATAGAATCTCCTTCGGTATAGAGTCGAATAAGGTCTTGTTGGTAGTCGTAAAGTTTAAAATTCACAGCACCTCTAGATGGATGCTGAATACGAATATATGTTTCTATAAAATAGACAGGATCGGAGATACACCGCTGAAGTGCTCTAATTTGATCAGCGGTGTATTCGTGTTGAGTTCCTTGTTTTCGTACAAATGGATTTTTGCCTTTAGCTGTCATAAATGGTATTTAGTAAAAATCTGATAGTCAGTGATTAGTCATAAACTTTTACAAATACTGATGATAATGCATTTTGTGAAGATGCGAATTTATACATTTCTTGTATAACTTCAACTTGTTTATTTTTAGGAAGTTGTGCTATTTTAGAAACAACTTCAATTGCCTGAAATTTAGAAGCAATTTTATTCCAATCTAAGGTTTTTGCGAGTTCAGGAAGAATATCTTCAGCAGCATCAGCTGCTTCTGGTGAAACTGCACGTGCATTATCAATCATTTGACCAATAAGACCTTCTTTATCGACCCCAAATTCTTCTTCTATCTTTCTCGGGGGAGTTAGTGGAGAAAGACCATATCTGTGGAATATATCATTTATTTCACCAGATCCAACTTTCCCATGTCTTGCACTTGAACCTTTTATACTAACTTCGCCACTTACAGCTTGACCTGTATCAAAAGACCTAAAAGCAATATCTCTTTCTCTCTTTTCATATAACATAGTACTCAATAAAGACTTACTTTCAAATATAATATTTGAGTTACCACTACCAAATAAATCATTTCTTTTATTAGTCACTAATCTATGCATAGTAATTCTAAAGATATCATCAGGATCACCTGGGTAATTTACTTTAATTGCTTTAGCACCACCTTCTTTTGTTATTTGTTTCAAAGATATTCCAATAACTTGTTCAGAATCAAACATTCTATGAACCCATTCATTCAGTCCAGCAATATCTGTTACTTCTTCACCCGGTAATGGGTGAGAACTAGCAACTGCCCACATATCAGAAGGATTCCATTTATTAATATCAGGAGGAACATCATTACCACGAATGGCATTGAATTTTTGTTCTAATCTTTTAACCCAAGGCGAACCACGATGGAATGTTAATGGTTTAGCTTGTGGAAATTTAGGTAGAAATGTATTAGGAGAAGCGTATGCAGAAATTGTCCAAGGACCATGAGGAACTTGCTTTTTTCTTTTTTTATTTACAGAAGCCGTATCAGCATTTAAAAAATCAATCATTTGTTCTGGAGTTATAGGAGTATCAAATTTGCCAGCGACAGCTTTTAAATTTTCGAGTGTAATATCATCAACGGTTAAATTTCCCTTTTTAGAACCAAGAGCATATGTTGCGGCCTGCAGAGATTCTTGAAGGTCAGTCGATTTCGCCGCCGAACCTTTTACTAAATTTCGTGATTCATCATCACCACTAGCACTTGATGCTCTATTTGGTTCCCCGCCAAATTCTTCTGTTTTAGCCAAATCAGAAGTAAAATAACTCTGACCATTTGTCGCAGTAAACTTATGATTATTTGCTTTAACTTTATGAGCTAATGATTGCTTTACAATCTGATGTAACATAGGTTCATCAGTTAATGCAACACCAGCCGCTTGTGCAAGTGTTTGCACAAATGGACCATTCAATTCATTTTTTAAATCAACATTTACTTTAGTACCATTTCTTAATTCAAGAGGTTCTCCCTTTTCAAGTTTCTTCAATAAAATTTGAGTTCGGGGGATTTGAAAGTTTGGATTCCCCCTTTTAGTGTTCTTTTTTATAAGCTGACCAGCATTCAAATAGCCAACTTCATTTATCATTCTCAAATATTCACGCAGAACTTTCATCCCCTATCTCCTTTTGCTTCTTGTAATACTTTCAAAAGCTCTTCATGGCTTCCTACGAATAAGTTATTATTTGTTACACCAGAACCGGCTTCTTTAACAACTAACTTGTCCTTGTGCTGCTTCAAATTCATCTTTTCTTTGGCTGCATTCAATGCAGTTGATAAGAATTGATTTGATACTTCCCCGACTCTAGCTTTATATTTACCTTCTACTATCTCCATTTCCTCACTCATTGAATCGTAAGCATGAATTGCTTTTTGGAATACGGTATCAAATTCTCCATCTAATGATGTATCTTTCTCATCGTAACTATGTCCAATAATGATATCTTTTTGCTCGTATTCAATAACATCATAGTCATTAACTACAGGTGCAATATCAAAAGTTTCTTCTAATGGATGTGCTTTCATAATACTATTTATTTATAGATATCTTTTTCGGTAAGAATTCTAAATCCCCACCCTCTATCTGTAGCATATTTCTTAGCAGCTGTCCATTTAGCAAGATTAACTGCATAAGTAATATCTTCATATAGTTTTCTTTTAGGATCTTTCACTCTAGATTTACGAGTTTGTTTTTTTGGTTTAACTTCAATGAGTTCTTGAATGATAGTTCCATCTTTTTTCTGGTATTCAACCCAATAATCGGGAAGATAAGTATGAATTTTACCATCTGTGGGCTTATAATATGGAACGCGAATGCCTTCGGAATTCCAATGTAAAATGCTCGGAGTTATATCAAAGAATTTATGAACAGATAATTCCCAACTGCTCATATATCTTATTTTATTTTTATCCCCTACATATTTCTCGGGATTTTGTAACTTATAATATCCTTGACGCCACTTGTTTCTCATTTCAGATATTTAGAATACTACCTAATGATTTAGCAGCCCTAGTAGCAGTTGATCTTATGCCAGCTATTTGATTAAGTCCACCAGCAATAGCACCAATAGATTTAGCACCTGAATTTACTGAAGAATAATTCTGATTACCAGCAATAGTTTTAAACGTTTGAACACCACGAGCACCCATATTAATAACACCCTGTACGTTACTAACTTGACCTTGAATAGCACTTGCTGTTCCAGTTATCTTATTGCTTATTTTTGCAAGAGGATTGCCTCTACCAGTTAAAGCACCAATTGCACCTCCAATAGAACCAACTGCTTGCCCTAAAGATCCAATAGCTCCAACAGTTCCACCTATTGCACCAAGTGTTCCACTTATACTTCCCAATGCATTACTAACAGAACTAAATCCACTACCTTCATCAACACTACTACCATTACCTCCACTACCAGCACTCATACCACCTCCTTCAACTGCAGTAATAGAACCAATACCCATATCTGTTACAACACTTAATGCATCATATACAAAACCGATTTCAACTTCACTACCATTTGAACCATCAGTCATAGTTAAATCATCTAAAACGAAATTCTGTATACGTGGATTATGAAATGTAAACGTATTCATTTTACGTCCAGCATCATATACGTGAAAAAGGTTTATATGACTTAAAATATCTTTGGTTGTACCATCCGGCGGAGGAGCATAAGTTGCAGAATATGCTCCAACTTGTGCATCATAAGAACCACCCGTTTTGAAATCCATAGAATTTGTTTCATCTGGCGGACCACCATTTGATAAGGGGATAAGTGCTTTCTGGTATGCATCCCACATCTCCATTGCATTATTAGCATTATCATCATAGAATCGCATAGTCATCGGTTCATATGTAGTTCTTTTAGGAACTTTAGTCCTAAAGTTATACATATTAATTTCTTCATATTCTGCGGTGATATTAGGACGAGTGCTATCCTTTATAACAAAAGCAACATCATTTTGAAATGATTGATGTGGTGGTGTCCAATGAAATTCTACAACAAAAAGAAACTTATATTTTATACCATAATCTAAAAGTTTTTGAGCATGATATTTAGGTACACATCCCAAACTATTAAGTGCACCACTAAAACTATTAACAGCACCACTTACAGCATTTGCACCATCTTTAACACTATTCAAAAGATTAGGTACACTACCAAGGTCAAAATTAGAACCCCCTTCATGGCCATATTTTGGTTGTTCATCAAAGATATTATCCTCTTGTGCAGCAAAGTTAGCAATATCAAACTGATTAAGATCTACATTCTCTGGTTTGAAACTCCCATCTTTTATACTTTGAAACATTGCTCTCGATATATCTTCTGCATAAAAGACAACTTCTGGTGCATATCGTTTAACAACATTTATCTTCTCATCAACGCCCATCTCTTCAAGTATAATATTTCCACCTTCAATAAGAGATTCTCTATCGGTTTCTTGTATTCTTTGATGGAAATGATTATAGAAATCGGTTGGACGATGAGGCGAGGGTGATAGTCTCCCATCTTTTATTGATTGCGAGATATCGTTTAGAACACGAACTCTATCAGTCAATTTGAAATTTTGTAATGGATTTACAACATGCCTTCGCGGATTAATTGCCATCTTGCTTTCTCACTATATAAAATATCATTCCAGATCGAGCAGTTTTCTGTACTTGCCATCCTGCTTGTTTAAATTCCTTCATAAATCTATCGTAAAGCTTAACTCTACTCGGTTCTTTAGAATCAGCATGAAAAATCAATGAATCTATTTGCTTATCTTCAATAGCATCTTTAACGATATTTCTTATTGTGGCAAATATTTTAATAGCATTTCCCTTGCCTGTTATACCAGTCTCCTCATTTCCTTGACTTTCATCAGAAAATTCAAAATTCCAGCTACCAGTAGCGCCTTTAAAAAGAATAGCTTTAAACCAGCTTCCACCCACACTAAAAGTGTAAATTAACTTCCTACTTCTAGAACTCTTATGAAATTTAACATCAGCATCGAATAATTCATTTAATAACATGCAAGTATTTATTTTAAATGCCAGGCGTAAAAAGGGGGATACTTGATCCCCCCTCCACGTCCATGTGGAATGGACACAACAGCGTCCGGTAACTCCCTTTAAACCTTATTACATATTAGCAGGACCACCTATTGCAACACCTTCACCTCTTCCATAACCACCAAGAATTTGTCTTGCATGATCATAACGAAGGGTTACAGCAATTTGAACTGTCTCGGATGCAGCATAATCAAGCTGTCCGTAATCGATATTTTGAATCCAACAACCTTCAACACCCCACTTTTCAACAACTCCTTCACATCCGTCTAACATTTCAATGACTGTAGCGAATTTATAAGCAGATCCTTCACCAGCAGAACATAACCAACTACCTTCTGCTCCAATGATCCATTGTTGTGATTGCTCTTGGGCCTGTAAGACTTGAGAGGCAGTGCCGGTAATATCATCTTCAAAAGTGATAGTAATCGGCTCAAAATTATGTTTACCAGCGACAAATGCTCGTGAGTTATATCTGTCTAATTGAACCTCTTCAAAATTCAAAACAGGTCGGGTAACATTGATAGCCTGCATACTTAAAGGTTGAGCATCAGCACCACCACCAATATTGGTAAACGTTACTCTCCATTTGTGCTGAAGCTTCGGGTGTAAGATACCAGAACCAACTCCAGGAATTCCAATGTCATTAATAGTTGCCATTACTTAACACTCCCATCAAATTTATATTCCATTACTATTATTTATTTTATTATGCGTTTTGACCAAAAGATTCCGTCGTTCCTGCACTAGTCGTAAAATAGCTAGCACCCGTTGTAACGATCTTAATTGGAATGTAGATAAATTCAGCAGCCTTCACAGGTTTTAATGCCACATCAACATACATTTCATTTCTATCAATTCTATCAGGAGTATTATTACTCTCGTCGCAAACCGTTACATAATCGTACAATCCACGCTTAACAACCAAGTCCTTTAGGAAGTTATCAACAGTCGCTTTCAAGCTATCACGAGTAATTTGATCATTAGGTTCAAAAACATAACTCAGTGTATGCTTACGAAGCTGACGCTTGATATACTTAATCAATCTAGATACGTTTACACGATCCATTGCACTTGCTGCTGGAGCAGATGTCTTCTGTCCCCAAACAACAAATCCCCGTCCTGGGAAGAATACATGTGGATTCAAATCTCCAGATGGGGCATATTCATACATCGCATCTCGCTGTCCTTGATCCAATAATACTTCAATAAACTTAGTAGGATATCCAAGTACTCCTTCAACATAACCTAATCCAGAAACACCAGTAATAATACCTCGTCTCAAGCCTGCCGGTGCAAACCATAAGAAGGATACATTATCACTATATGCATATGTACGCAGTGCCAATCCACACGGGGCAACAACAACATCAACACCATCAAGGTTAGATGCCAATCCCCAAGGATAATAATAAGCAACATGAACCGAACGTTGTCTTGCACTTGTTGCAGACCATCCAGTAGATGGATTTGTAATACCATCAGGATCTCTATCAACAGGACAATCAGCAATAACGAATGCCTCTTCCTTAACATCAACAGATAATGCCAACAATTCATCAACAACTTCTGGATATCCAGGTGCTAAAATAAGATTAAACTCAAAGTTCTCAGAACGGATATCGTGGTTAGAATTAATAGACTCTTGTAATGCGGTCTTAATCGAAAGTCGTCTAGCTGCATCATTTGCACCTAATGACGTTCCATTATAGAATTCGTAAGTAAATTTGAAATCATCAGCAGATGCCATAAGAAGATCTCTTGCTTCTTGCGGTGAAAATTCACCAGGAACAACAGAACCACCAGGATACTGAGGATTAGCAGCAATATTATTAGCGATATATGTTAAACCATAATAACTACATGCTTGTGGCTTATCATATCCATCAGGATATACTGGAAGTGGAAAATCACTTTGATCATCATACCAGAAATTAAATAAGCTTCTGAACGAATACATATCAAAAATGCTTTCAGTTGCAGCAGCTGCTAGAGAAAGAAACTCTGTTGGAGTAACTGTTATCTTCCAATCTGGATCAGATGGATTTAAACCATTCTCTTCATTGTACATATTGATAGCACCATTGACTAATTCATCAATAGTTACTTGTGCTTCAATAAACTTACGATCCCAAAGTGCTCTAACATCATCAAGATTGTCGTTTAAGTTAACATTCGCTCTAATAACGTATGCTCTATTACCAACACCCAAAAATTGATTGAGGGCAAATAAACCATATTCATTACGAGCATCACCGTGAAATTGATAACCAGAAGCATCTTCAAGAAAGATTGGAATACCATAAAGATCGGTACTCTGTTTCGTGGAAGTCACTGTTCTGACTACATTACTTTCATAAGTCCCTTCAGCGGCACTCTCACCATCAGGACGTAATTTCTCATCCTGAGTAGCTATAAAAATCAACGGTACTGTTGGCGCGGCGTGAGGAATGAAAAACGATTCATCTGTTACTGTTACATCTACGCCGGGGGATACTAATGTTGCCATTATTCAATCTCCTAATCAAATTTCCTTTATTATTATTTATCAAAAGCGCTTATTTCTTGTTGATTTTTCATTAAAAACACTACACTTTTGGATTAATCGCTTTATACTCTTTTTCAATAAAACTATCATGCATTTGCACTTGCCATCCCTTTTTCTTAAACATCATAGCAAAGCGATCATATAGCTTAACTCTTGATGGCTCACCCTTATCCGCAGTAAATGCAATAGCATTGGGGTTAACCTCTCTGATGA